CGGAGTTACATCACAGCCCAACCGTTTGCTCCACCATTCATCTCGAGTTTCTCGCCAGATTCTGGATTGATTAGTGCGACCTTCTAGCATGTCGCGATCCCACCCAAATACCACGCTTACAGCATCTTTAAGGCTGTTAGCAAAACTCTCGCGCCTGAATCCATGAAAATTAACCAGATAGTCTGCAACCGTATCTTTACCTGAACCGATAAAGCCTACGATACCGATGATAGAACTCATTGAAATTTCCTCAGTTGATGTTACTATTTTACGAGAATTTTAGACAGTTGTCTATAGATTTTTAACCAGTTATCCAAGTCAATGGCATGCCGCCATCAACATAATTTCTGATATCTTCGTCAAGTTTGACTAGTAGCTCATTGCCTTCTTGTTTTAAGGCTGTGCCGTTTAATGTAGTACCGCCTTGTGGGCCTGCGATTGTAGCAAATTTTTCACGTGCATTGCCTACTGCTATTAGTACAAATGCCAATGCATAGTCCTGTATCCAAGGGAATGTACCTGGATCATTTAGTAGCATGATATCTGGTTTATAATTGTCTATGTGTAGCAATACGCTTTCTGCTTGATTCTCATCAAAATTACGGCCTTGATTTGGAATCTTGCGCACTAATGTAAGTTTCTTAGTTACTTTATTCCAAGTAAAGTTAATGTAACCACCAAACATGGTCATTGCTAGTTCTTGATATTGAGTAAACAATTCGTAGTTAGCTAATCCGCCAACGCGGCCTGCTACCAGCATATAAGTATTTAGATAACCCGATGCAAATGGTTCAAATTGACTAGCAGTTGTACCCGACACTGATCCAATACCACGGCGGAAGATTGCACGGATATTCATAATCTCGTTAGGTAGGATATATTCTTGTGTTTCAGGATAGATGTCTAAGAATGCATAGCTTTCTTCTACGCTGTTAGCTGAACGTTGACGATAGCGAATCAATGCTTGCTTGATACCCATCTCATAGTGGTCACTGTCTGCTTCAACATCAACCATCTGATCGCCCAGTCTCAAACGTATGTAATCTTTGATTAGATTTTTTTGACTGTCTAATGATGTTAGCTGTGCTATTAAGTTAGCATCAAAAGCAATATGACCAGCACCTGTGCCTGTATTAGCACTGAATAGAGATTCTGTAGTAAGGCTTAGATTGGCAGTTAGGTTACCGGTTGGTGATACGTTTGCTGGTAGTTCAGACATGTAAATTATCCTGTTATCGTGTATTTATTGTCGACAACAGGATAAGTTTGCCTTTACGCTACCTTGAGGGGATTAGGTTTTTTGAATCTTTCTTAAATTATCGCAGGTCTGCTGTATTTTGACATAAACTTCTGGCGGATTGAACTCACCATCATCTGCTTGCTCTAATTGCTTATAGTGCCCACAATAGTAATCAATTATTTCTGTTCTTAACTGTTGTGCTTCTTGACTAACAGGTTCATGTGCCAGTGCCAGCCCAATTGCTACCATTGCCGCTTCTAGTTTCATTGTATCTTAAGTAATATTGTATCTGCGTTAATACGACCATTGAGTGTAATTTCTGTAGTCTTGATGTTTTCAAGATATTTACGTAACTCAACTTTACTGCTGGCTAAGAATTGTTTAATCTGTTCATCTGGTTTACGTAGGGTTTTCTGTGTGCTCTTATTAGCATCAAACCCTGTGATGCTAGTACCTTTAACACCCAATACACCACCCTGATCTTCTGCTACATACTTACCCAACTTACGATTTTTAACATTGTAGACCCATAGCTGTTCAGCGCCAACAATGTCTACTGGATTAATTGACACAATCTTAAGTGCTGTGTCCTGTTTTAGATATTTTAAACTCTTAACTAGTTTTTCTTTTTGTGGTGGCTTACGGACTGCGGCTTTTTTAGTAGCTTTCTTAGTTTGATTGTAAGCAGTCAGATCGGCAAATAGTTTGTCATAGAAAGCCTCATAGCGTTTATAGTCTGCGGCTTTCATATAGCTGTAGGCATCTTTAAGATCTTCATCTTTGGTAGTACGTGCTTCACGCACTTCCGCACAGCGTGGTTCAAACACTGCCTGTATCTTGCCAATCAATACCTGTGGTACATTGTTCTTAGTTAGGTATTCGTAGGCCTTGGGATCTACAGTTTCACCTGTGTATACGGCATCTTCAAGCATTTCAAAATATAGAATATGCTTCTTGGCCACTTCATTCATACGGTCTTGAATGGTTGGAATACGTACTTCTGTTTTCTTTACTTCTGGCGTTTCTTCAAAATCTTCATCATTATCTGCTTTTAATGTTAGTACACGTTTAACAGCATCAAGGATATATTCCACATGACGATCACGCAAGGGCATACCGCGCTCATGTGCTTTGATCAAAGCACAAACTGTGAATGGTGTTAGGCAGTCTGCTGAACGTTGGTAACGATCAATAGTAATTTTGTCTAACTTATGTAAGCCTTCGTTACCTTCATGTTGACGTAGCCAAGCAACTACATATTTTTTAAGATCCTTAGTGCTGTAATAGTAATTATAATAACGAAAACTTTGGCGTAGATGGTGGTCAAATTCTTCATTTGAAAAAGTCAAAGCGCGATCATAATCCCAGATAGGCTCATTACCTGTGTATTTTTCGTCGCTAAAGTTAATATTACTAACTTTTGCTTTCTTTTTCATACCATCAATCTTGATTGCCATAATATCCTCTCTTGTTATGTTTAATTATACAGGATTTTATTCTGCTGTCAACTGTTCTACCATATCAATTACACCACTTAGACAAGTTGGGCAAAAACTAGCTGGTAATATACCAATGTCACCTTCAATTCCGCCTTCATCTGATGTGTAATCACACTGACATATTGAACACACATGGTGATCTTCTAGGTATTCTTGCTGTTCTAATTCTTGCTGGTATGCTTCTGCGCTAGTCAATTTGACCACCTTCTGATTCTATTGTTGCTTTTTGTAATTCACGATTAACCATCTTATAGGCCGCACGTTCCATGCTGTCTAGATCATCCCAGTTTTGTTCCATGCTGTCTAAGGCACCCCAGAGATTTTTGTGACCATATTCTTCACCATGCCATTGAACGATACTGTATGCTTCTTCAATTTCCATAATAACTTGCACGCCCATACTACTTCTCCAATCTAAATTTATTAAGGTAGGTAGTTGCTTGAGTTAAATCTTTCACGGGTTCTACTGTGTCTAACAGCATAACATGTCTAGACAATATTAAAATTTGTTGAGCTCGATACAACCGTTCATAACGGCTTTCACCTGGATAGGGTTGGCTCCATTTAAAGTTCATTATTTACCTTCCTTGATCGGAGTAATCGATGATTGAAACTCATTATCCCACGGTGGATCTAATATAGTCGCGGGCGAATAGGCCATGATTTCTTCTAAACTTTTAGTGCCTACAGTTTTATGGGATACTATCTGTTTAATTGGCGTGCTATGCGTATATAAAAGATATACCAAGTAAGGAACCGTTACTATACCTATTAGTATTAAAGTGCCATTACTATTTAATAATTTGGTAAAAGAATTGCTCATCTACTCACTCCTTTATTGTATGTATTATAGCATCTTTTGGTTAAAATGTCAACCATTTAATAACACACCAAAAGTCAAATATTGCTCATAATGAGCTATTTCTTGATTAATTTGCTCTAGTAATTCCTTGTGCTTACGGGTTTGGCGGCCCATTCTACGGCAATTAATTTCTTCTTCTGATAGTTTTTTAACCATATGACCTATGGCATCGCTCATTTTAAGCATGTCATTAGTGTGCTTTTTCATTTTATGTGCAGGTGCCTCTAGTTCAATTTGAACTTGTGCCCAATCTAAACTTTGAGTAATTTCAGCCATGATATAAGTATAACACATTTTGGTGAGCTTGTCAATGTCGATAAATACTAGATAATAGGATTAGCTAATGCCACGTCTAAGTTTATATCGGCCTGAAAAAGGCAATGACTACAAGTTTTTTGATCAACGTATCAGCGAAATGTTTACAGTTGGTGGTGTTGATGTCAACATTCACAAATATCTTGGCCCCATAACCCAAGGTAATGTCAGCATGACTGAACCAGGGGGTGCTACTACACTAACCGGAATCCAAGACTTATTATTCTTAGAAAATCGTGATCGCAAGTATGATACCAGTATCTATACCATGCGAACTATCTATCGCTTAAATGACAACGATTTTGACCTAACACAGTTTGGTCTATTCCTAACTGGCGATACTATGTTTGCTGTATTCCATCTCAATGACATGATTGACAACATTGGGCGTAAGATCATGGTTGGTGATGTTATGGAACTACCAAACTTAAAAGATTATTATCCATTGGACGACAGCGTACCAGTAGCACTTAAACGCTACTATGTGGTCAATGATGCCACACGTGCTGCAGAAGGATTTTCAGCTACATGGTATCCACACCTGTGGCGTGTAAAACTACAACCGCTAGTAGACAGTCAAGAATATAAAGATATATTAAACAACCTTGATGCTGGTGAAAATACAGATTCTTCATTGGCAGATGTTCTCAGTACCTACAACAAATATATCGAAGTTAATGATGCCATCGTCAGCCGTGCTGAACAGGATGTGCCTAAGAGCGGTTACGATACTACAGCTATATATACATTACCAGTTAACCCAGATGGTACACCGGGAGATCCGCTAGGACTTGATGCAAGCTCTGCCGCCAATATAGCCAGCAACTTGTCTGCTAATACCACAACCAGTTCAAGCACACTGTCTCCAGGTACCAAAGTAACTGGATACTTAACAGAAGATGCATTGCCACCAAATGGTGCTACAGTTGCGGCTGGTATTGGTTTCCCAATTGGTCCAGTTACCGGTGCTTATTTCTTACGTTTAGACTATGTGCCTAATCGACTATTCCGGTATGATGGTCGCCGTTGGGTTAAAATTGAGGATGCTGTGAGAACAAACCTAACACCTGGGTCAGAGAATAATGCTACACAACGTAATAGTTTTGTCAATGACACTAATAAATTTATGAGCAACAGCGTGGCCTGGGATGCCATACGTATTTCTACTTCGTATACTCCAGCGGCCAATGCTGCTACCTTGTCATTTAACTTCTCTACTAAAACCACAGTGGTCAAGGTACCGTATGTCAGCACATATGGAGTTAGAACTACACTAAATGGTACATCTATTACCAACACCAAAGCAAACACAGCAGGTAATATCTCTTTTACTATTACCAATGCTATTGCGGCAGGCGATATATTAGAATACACAGTTTACGAACATGTGATCAATCAACGTCAGAGTTTGAGTCAGGCTCTACGTCCTTCAGCGGATAATTTATAATGGCAGCCAATCAACAGTTTTTTTATGATGCTCAGATAGAGCGTTTTCTTGCACAGTTTATACGTATGGTATCAGGATTCCAAGTTGAGTTTGGCGCAGATCGTCAAGGTAATAAAACCCTACAACGTGTGCCGGTATACTACGGTGACGGCAGCCGCCAGGTAGCAGCCATAATTAATAACATGAGCGAAAATGCTCTGCCTACTGTGCCAGCGATGACTGTGTATATCAATGGTATTACCTATGACAGAGATCGTGTACAGGAACCTAATTTCGTAGGTAAAATGCAGATACGCCAGCGTGCTTTCAATGAAGATACCATGGAATATGAAAATCGTCAAGGCAATGCGTTTACTATTGAACGCCTAATGCCTGTGCCTTATACCATAGATTTAAAATTGGACATATGGACCAGCAACACCAAACAAAAACTTCAGCTGTTAGAGCAACTGCTGATATTGTTTAACCCTGCGCTAGAGATACAGAGCACAGATAATTATATTGACTGGACCAGTCTTAGTGTAGTCTATTTAGAATCACCAACTTGGACTAGTCGCAGTGTTCCAATTGGTCCAGACAATCCTATTGATATTGCTACATTAACTTTTAAACTACCTGTGTGGATCAGTCCGCCGGCCAAGGTTAAGAAATTGGGAGTCATACAGAAAATTATTGCCAGCATACACGACAGTGATGGAAATTTATCAACAGATGTTTATAGTGAAGCTAATCTAATGGGTCTAAGACAATACTTTACACCATTGGATTATGGTGTATTATTAATTGGCAACCAATTAACTTTATTAAAAGTGCAGGACATAGAAACACCACGTGAACCTAATGTTACCACTGATAACCCAGCAGAAACTGCCAGCACTAAAGTTGGCACTCCTGATCAATGGCGTAATTTAGTCAACATATATGGCAGTTTAGAAAATGGTGTTAGTCAGGTTCGACTGTTACAACAAGATGGTGTCACTGAAGTAGTGGGTACAGTCAGCTATCACCCAACCAATGCTACTATACTGTTGTTTAATCCTGACATTGATACATATCCTACTAACACATTGCCCGCTATTAATGCAATCATCGATCCGCAACGTGTAACCATAGACGCTAGCATTACCGCACCGGCAACTGGTACAAGATATCTGATACTTAACGATGTTGGTAGTTTTGATAATACACCCGGTAGTGGGGCCAGTGCTTGGAGAGGATCCAATGGTCAAGATTTAGTAGCGCATGCCAATGACGTTATACAATTTAATGGGACCAATTGGTCGGTCGTATTTGACAGCCGTACAGAATCTAATGTACAATATGTAAGTAATCTTACTACTGGAACTCAATATAAATGGTCAGGAACTCAATGGGTCAAAAGTTGGGAAGGCGAGTACAAGGGCGGACTGTGGACACTGGTTATATAGAAGGTGTAGGTACGTTTATCTATTGTACCGCTACCCAACGCTATCTTTTCTTACTGCGCAATTCAAGTAAATATTCTGGTACATGGGGACTAGCTGGTGGAAAAATTGACGCCGGCGAACAGCTACTAGATACTCTACACAGAGAATTAGAGGAAGAACTTGGTTATAATTTTATCAATACCAAAGTTATACCTATAGAAAAATTTACCAGTGACAATAATCAATTTAGTTATAATACTTTCTTAATACCCGTAGAAGAAGAGTTTGTTCCAGAATTAAATTACGAGCATCGAGGATATTGCTGGGTTAGATTAGAAGATCATCCTAAACCTTTGCATCCAGGAGTGTGGCGAACAATTAATTTTGAGGCAGTATCCAGTAAGATTAAAACACTGGAAGAGGTATTATAAACTTGCTTCTATTACAAAATCTCTGTGTGATATTTGTCGGAAATTAGTCGCATACTTCCAAGTTTCGGGTATCCTGTCAGTGCCAAATTTAGTTACCCGTATAAATTCAACATCATCATAGGTGTCAAACACAGCTTTTTTGTCGTTGACCCATTTGTCTTCCAACACTAAACTACGTTTACTATCATATCCATTGGTATCAGCATAGATATTATAGTTAAATCCTGGTGTATCCTGGCAGTCAAATCCCAGCATGAAAATTTTCTTATGTCCGTCAAATGCGGCCAAATAAATCGCAGCAGTACCAGCATCGGTATAAGAATCGTGTGGTATTAGATAAAATTTATTTGGGTATTCTAATAGATGTAGCGCATTTGTATAGACTATATTATCGAGAATATATTGACTGTCGGCGATTTCTTTAACCATTTCTGGATGTCCCGATGCCACAAGAAAATCTGGAGTAAAGTCTCTATAAAGTGCATTGCATCCGTAGGTTTGCAGTGTTTCGGATCCTAACAGGCCGCTGTGTACTTTCAGATGTTTAAGATCAAAATCTAATCTTGTAGGGCCATTGCCTAATACTACTGCACGATTGGATATTTGATTGTTGGTCACAGCATTTGGCACGTGTTCAACTGTGTCCTGCCATATACCATCAGAATAGTTACGATCTGTAACTATTTTCTCGCCTGTGTAGTGTTTGCGATAGTGTTTACCAAGTTTTAACATCGAATGCCTTTATTAAACAATATAAGTCGCGTTGATCTTAACGTTAGCCATCACACCTGCAGCACTAACACTGGTATAGTAAAGTTGTACATTACCTGCTAATACGTTGGCGGTTAACACGCCCATAATGTAGCCATTATTGATAATACCATATGTAGTGACATAGGCATTACCTGCTCCGTCGGTAATAACAGTAGCACTGTAGGCTTCTACGTTTGCTCCGGCGCCTGTACCACGTTTAGCTTTTACTTCATATTTGGCCATGGCGTAACGGCTTTGTGTGTAAGTGTCGATCGTATATGGCGTGTTGTTGGCTGCAATATTGTAAGCGGTGCCATTAACAGCAATTTTAGTGTCGTTAACTAAATTAATTTTACCTTCTGTGTCTATTGCTATTCGTACTGTTGGTGAGTCAGGACCTGCTGCAATATTGGCATAGGTATTGGTTGCATTGGTTAGATCAAATAACACAAAACCATTGGCAGATTCTAAGCTGGAAACAGTAGTTGTGGTAGTTAGTGCCCGAACGTCAATCACGTCACCCGTTGCTGGCGCTTCTGTAAATGTCAACACATTGCCGGTGATAGAATATGCTGCTATTGGGAACTGTATCACACCGTTGATACTAACGATGGTACTGTTGGTTGTAGAAGTATTGCTAAGGATGAAAACGTTGCTTACGCCGTCACCGTTGATCTGTTGATCGGTGATGACTGTTGAAGCTGCACCTGGTGTAGCCCATTCTGATCCAGTATACCATTCGATCGTTCCAAGAGATGTACTGTAACGTAACATACCTCGGAGGTCAACATTACCACTATTACTTGGTCGTTCAGCTGTGGTACCAAACGGTATCCTAATAGAATCGGTACTGCGAACACTGAATGTTGCTCCAATGTCTAGTGTTACGTTACTTTCGTTACCTGGACCATTTATAAATACTGCCTGATAACCAGGATCTACTACAAATAAATTAGTCGATGTTACTCCTCTGACTCTAAATCTCTCACTGCTTTGCAAATCATTGAATACCGCACCATTGCCTACAAATATGTTAGATCCAAATGCGCCAGTACCAACTACACGTAATGCACCGTTTGTTGTAGACCCATTATAGACTTCGCGATCAACTAATAATCTATTTCTAACAGTAGTCGTACCACTACCACTACCAAGATGTAAACTAGTCGCAGCACCAAAAGCATTAATTGTGGTAGCCGTTGTATTTGCAAAATTTACTGACGTTTGTCCAACCACAACATCAGTAGCATAAGGCAACCTTAAAACCGCATTTCTAATTTCAGTAGTTCCGACACTGGCACCAATGCTTACGTTAGCTCCAGTAAATATCTGTGCTTGTGTCACGTTACCCGTGAACACATTAACATTTGAATTTACAGCCGACAGTATTTGTCCAGTTAGATCTTGGCCAGCTAATTGTAAGTTACCTGATTTGATAGTACCATAATCAGCACCTGCGCCAATATTAATATTAGAATTTTCAACTGCATTTCTACCATACCACTCTAAGAAGCCGGTGTCATCTGAACGTACCAACGCTGCATTTTGATTTTCTGTATCAAAGAAGTGCATACGTAGACCAATGTCACGGCCATCGTTAACTGTTAGGTTACCACCATTTAGGTAGTGTAATTCAATAATACTATCAGCAACAACCAAGTTGTTAGAAGCGATAGAGATTGTATTACCGCGGATAGTTAAGTTACCATTGACAGATACGTCACCGTTGACATTTAAGTTGCCAGAGATACCAACACCACCAGCAAATATTACCGCACCATTGGTGTAGGCTGTGCTGGCTGTTGTCGAGTTAAATGTTGTTGTACCTGTGCTGGCACCCAAGGAAATTGTGGTTGCGGCACCAGCAAAGTTTAATGTAGTTGCTGTGGTATTGTATAAGTTCTGTGTTGTTTGCGTACCAACTACTGTTGGATTACCAATTGTAAGCGTACCGCTGTTAGCACCAACGTTTAATGTAGTAGCAGCACCAAATGCGTTAACTGTTGTAGCTACAGTGTTATATACCGCTTGTGTAGCACTTAGACCAACAAGTGTTGGATTGTTAATTTGGAATGTGCCTGTGCTAGCACCAACATTAGCTGATGTGGCAG